TTGGTTGGTCTGCACCACCTACCGCTGGGGTTATATTAACTACCCTCAATGAGTTAACTACCTGTGTGTTGATAGTTGAATTAGGTCCTTGTACATTAAATTCAATATCATCAACGCTGTTTATCACGTTAATACCTAAATTACTATCTTTTCCACCACCTACTCTATATTTTATGAATAGTGTTGTATTAACTTTAGGTATTGCACCCAAAGACATATTATTCAAATAACTCGCCAAGTTTACTTTCATGTTACCAGTCATGTATTCATCCAAATTATCTAATGGATTAACATTACCCGAACCAAAAGTTAATGAAAAATAACTCTCAGGTGTATATTCAGTAACGAACTTATTATTAACACTTACATATGTTCCCGATTTAAAATTATTTTTATCAGAAACTCCTGTTGGGTCTGGTACAAATACCTTATCTTCAATTAACGATTTTACCTCATACCATTTATTTGTAGTATCGGAAAATTCAGATGATGTAGGATTACCCGCAAATGTCGTACCTTCTTTATGAATTACACCCGTAACACCTAAAACATTTTGTTCAGGTAAATAAATTTTTAAGAATGGTTTTTGGTCAACTGAGTTTATTACTCTTCTGAATATTTTCGTAACACCGTTTACAACCGCCTCTCTTTTTGTAATTGTATAAGATATCAATCTATTGTTACCATCAAAGTTTGGTATTTTTAATCTATTTGGTTCCCCTTTACTATTAAATGGTACCGAAAAATCTATATCTTCTATAGTTTCGAAGGATTGTCCTCCACCTGAAACTTGTGCGCCCGATTTTAATATACCCAAATATCTTTCATCTTCTTTATCACCACGAACAGGTACATTTATTGAAAAATCACATAATGCGACTGAAGGTCTTACACCAGGTAATCTAATACCATATGTTTTTGCAATATGAAATAATGATTGTCTTTGTTGTGCAAAATCCAACATCGTTTCTTGCCAAACTCTATCGATATGAAAGTGTAAGTTATCCGCAACCGCAGCGTTAATATCTAATAACACTGAATAGATTGATGCGTCGTTAAAGTTTTTAACTAAATCAGGATAATAATCTTTTGTTAAAGTAACTAATTCGTTTCTTAGACCTGCAAAATCCCTTGTTGCGTATGATATTTTTTTACTCATCTTATATGTTTATAATTACAAAGTCACTTGTTGAAAATGCACCGTTATTTACTGTATAATCAATTTTAACTTTTGCAGTGTATGGTTTTGTTCCTCGACCCGCAACTCTAAATAATCTTTCATCTTCTTGTTCTGCGAATGTTTTTTCATCAACATCGGGGTCATCTTCTGAGGACATTACATTTATTGAATTAATATCCAAATTTGGTATAAATTTTCTTACTCCTTCTCTGATTTCTTCTTCGATTAAATTAAATGAAATTAAATCATTCTGTTCAAAAATGTATTCATATAATCTAGTACCAAAATCAGGTAGGAAATATCTACTTCCCTTTCTTGTCAATAAAAGATGAACTAAATTTGCTCGAACTTCCTTTTCAGGTATTTCGGTCATACTTACATAATCACCTTTCTGACTATCTCTAAACGGAAAATCTAAACCATATGTTACTGCCATACTTTATAAATATAGATAATGTAAAAATGGTTATGTATCCTCTTTTAATTTTGTATTTCCCTTTATTATATGGGGTGGATTATAGGGACAATTTGCACAACCATTCGAACAACAAAAACCTCTTTTCTTTAAAAAGAAAGAAGTCAGGACCATAAGCCCCGACTTCTCATCTATGTAGTAATCTACCCCTTCCTCAAGTTTCATTTTTTATTATAGTCACTAATTAAATTACAAACATTAATAAAATATTCTTGGTTAAATTTATTTTTCATAATGTTTATGTCTTTATGTACCCATTGTACATTTCCAAAAACATAACCAATTGATGAATCAATTCTATCTAGTGATGCGGTATATGATTTATCTTTTCCGTGTCTTGGGAATTTCAATTCTAATCCACTAATATTACATTTTCTATTTTGTTTTAAAAACAAATTCCATATGTATTCTATCGTTATATTAAAATCTAATTTTTTTCTTCCTCTTGTTCCTTCACCACTTCTTTTTAGGACATACCAAAAATTTCCCGAAATTTCTCCATATCCACCCCACTGTTTACTATTTTCACCTATTTTGTTTTTGTTAATACATCCACAACTTTTGATTGTTCCTTGTCTTAAATGTGTTAATAAAACATTGGTTATTTTACCACACTCACATTCACATGTATATCTTAAATGACCATTTCTGGTTTTTGAGTGTTCAGTTAATACTTTTAATTTACCAAATTTTAAATTTATAACATCAATTTTTTTCATATTTCACAGGTTATATATAATAAATATCTATTAACCTGTGAAATACTACTCAAAATATTAAATTCTTGTTATATCACAAGAACCATCCGTTCCACTACAAGCTTGAGCTGCGTAGTCAGATATACTTTTATATTGTGGTTTATCCAAAATTTCACCGAAATTAACCTCTTTAAATTGACGAGTAATAGTTTCCCATTTATAAAATAAATGAACGTCTTTTAAACAATAAACCATCTTTTTCAAATCACCTTTAAAGTAATTTTTTGCAAATTTCTTAGCTCTTGATATCCAATATTTCTTTAAAAGAACTTGTTCTCTTGTTCCCGTAACAGGAATAGTATCGTCTAATAAAGTATCGGTAGCTAACCATAAGTTATTTTGGAAATAATGTAAACCGTCAATAATTAAACCTGAAGCTAAAATTGAACCTTTACCATATGTTTCAACGATTTCTTCTAAATTAAGAACTGATGTAAATGGTGCTTGGTTGAAATCTTTATCTCCATAATCTGACATGAAACTAACTGCAGTAAAGAAATCTCTTTGTTCCCAAATGTATTCAACAATTGTGTCTTTATCATCGATGATAACTGTACAAGATGTGTTATGATTAACTGGCATGTATGTACATAATTCAGGATTAGTTCCTGCATTTACCCAATGTTGTTGAACTAACTTGATTAATTCCAAGTGTTTGATACCTTTCATATCCTTTTTGAATAAACCTTGTTTAGGATTTTCAACAGGTACAAATACAACATAGTCACTTTTAGTTGACGACCATACACTTTCTTCTAATAAGAATGGCATGTTTTCTTCTAACCATTTAGCAGTGTTACTTTCTTTGTTCAACTGCATAATACGGAAATACTTTTCAGAATGTTCAGGGTGAATACCTGATGCGGTTCCTAACACAACTGATGCGTTACCTGATGGTTTAACACAAGTAGTTCTTGCCGCTTGATTAATACCAATTACTGCTGCTAATTCTTTATTAGCATCCTTTACAACTTGAGCACCTTCTTCTAATAATTCAGCATTAAATAATTTAGGGTTATTCATCCAACCTGTAATACTAACACCTAATAAAGCTTCTCTTTCAAAAATTGCTTTACTTGTTTCACCTAAATAAGGGAAGTCAGTATAACCCGCTTGTAATGTACCTAAGAAAGATGCATCTTTACAGGCCTTTAAGAACTTCTCTTTTGTTGTTGCTTTCTCTGCGTTAATCTCAGTTAAGTTACAACCTTGAATACCAAACTTAGATTTATTTTGTTTTACATATTCTTCAACTTCATCGTATTTGATTTTACCAAAATCAACATTGTCTAATACTGGTATTTTTAAAATTTCAAAACATGGGTTAAACATATCGAACCAACTGTTTGCAAATACGAAACCAATATCATTTGCACCATCGTTAAGTTTTACCAAATATTCGAATTGTTCTTTTTTAACTTCACTTCTTAACAATAAAACTGAATTATTACCTCTACCTCTTTGTGGATTTTCCATTCTCCAGTTTCCTGTTTTAGCGTGAATCATTTCATCATCGTTAGAGTCAACAATCATATTTAATGCTGAACGTCTAACTCCACCTGATAATACCGCGTCTGCAGAATGACAGATAATATCAAATGCTAAAATTGGTCTAATTTTATCTCCTTCAGTTGTAATCCATTTTTCAACTAAAGTTTCAATTTTTTCTAATGATTGTTTTAAACCATCAGGACCAGGTGCTTTAAATCCACCACTAATAAATGAACCCTTCTCTCTAATGAATGAATAATCGAATTTCACTTCGTACCCCGCATATTCAGGAAACGGTTGGTCATCAACAAAATACGATGACAATAAAACACCTAAAGCATCTGCCCAACCTTCGATTGAATCTTCGATGTAAAATGTTTTTGTACCTAATGTTCTCTTTTGGATTCTACTTAAGTTATTAACGAAAGGTATTAATAATCCTCCACCAAAACCACAACCAGATAATGCTAGATAAAAAATTTCTTGGAACACTCTATTGCGAGCAATGTGTCCTGATGTACAGTTGAACATTCTCGTATTATGTTTCATAATTTGTTCGTGTCTGTATTGTAAATTTCTTTGTGAAGCCAATACAGCTTGTTCTTTCATACTTTCAACGGCAGATTGTAAATATGGTTCAATAGCATCAGCATATTTTACATATTTTTTTCTGTGTCCGTCAATGATATTTTCACATGCATCTTCCCATGTTTCATATCTACCTTTATCTTCCAACCATTTGAAATAATCTGAGTGCAATTTAAGATCACTCAGAAACTTTTTACCTTTCTGCATTTTAAGTTTCCTTTTTTATTTTTTGTTTATTTTATTAGTGCCTTTTTTTCTTGAGCTTTCTTATAGATTTCGGCCGTTCTATTTGCTCTTTTTTGAACTTCATCTTGTTCGTGACCAAGAAGTGTATTTTGTGATTCTGTATCAATCAACAAATACTCGTTATTAAACTTACAATTTTGGAATACAACACCATCTTTACCAATACGAGATTTAAGTAATGTTAATGTTGCTAAATTGTGTTCTTTTTGTTCTAATGTTTTACCAATAGATAATATAACGTGAGCAATTTGTGCTTTTTTAATTGAACCACCCATTTGGTCTCCTGTAACAACTTCCGATGAAATTGATTCACGATTACCTTGTGTTGCGGTCCATATTGCCATGTTGAACTCTGTTGTCATAGATTCTAAACTTCTCATTACTGAACCTTCACCTTTCCATTCTTCTCCATTAGTAGATTTTTCTGATGAAATACAATCAACATAATCTATGATTAACAAATCAACTTTGTTTGGGTTTTCTGAATTTAATTTTCTTAATTTATTTTTAATTTCAGAAATTGTAACATTATCACTTGCTAATTTCAAAAGTTTCAAACTTCCTTTTGAACGTGCTTGTGCTTCAGTTACTTTTTTCATAACCTCTTCTTTAAATTCAGGTTGTTCATCTGGTGCAATGTCTGACCAAATAGTATAGTGTTTTCTTTTGATATTACCTGGATTATCTTCAAAGAAAATTTGAACTACATTGTAACCTAAGTTAAATGCTGTATTTGCAAACTTAGTAAGTAATGTTGTTTTACCAGTACCAGTTGGTGCCAAAACAACTCCCAATTCTCCGATACCTAAACCACCTTTTAATAAGTTGTCGATACCTACAATACCTGTTGGTAATGGATGTCTAAAATCTTGTTCTAAAGCTTCATCGATACCATGGAAAACGTCTGTC